TGCCTGCCCTGCTGCCGTTACCTCCCGGCCGATGACATCGGCACCACGGCGGCGCTGCTGCGCCTCGGCCTCGTATCCCTGCGACAGAGTGGTTGCGGCCTCTTCCCTGTAGGTCGCGGCGTTGGCTCCGGCCGAGTTCGAAGACGCCTGGCCCTGCTGGTAGGCCCCATAGGCAGACATCGCCAGCTGCGCGGCCTGTGCGTACATTCCCATTTAGGCCACCTTCGCGTATCTGACGTGATCCGACCCGTCCGGGCCGTACTTGCGCATGACGCCCTCGAACTCGAAACCGAGCATTTCCAGCCACCGGCAGCCCTGCGAGAAGCCGGCCTCGGTGGTCGCGTCGATGCGGCGGACGTTCGGGATCGACAGCATCCGGCGCACGGCGCGGTCGAGCACGATGAAGTGCTTTCCGGCATCCCGTGAGATAAACGACCAGAGCGTTCCGCTGCCGTACGGCTCGAGCGCCACGCCGGCGCACGCGATGATCCGCCCGTCGACCTCGGCACTCGCGCACGGCCCCATGTGCTTCAGGACGCGCAGGTACTGGACCGTGGCGAGTGAGACGATCCGCGCCTGCTGGTCCTGCAGCTGCATCTCCCTGATGTGGTCAGGGTCGAACGGGATGACGTTCACGGAGGCGACGGCTCCTTGATGTCGATGATCGGGAACAGCCCGACGATCTCCATCGGGAACGGCTGCGACTGCTGCACCTGGATCTTGCAGCGGCCGGAGAAGTCACCGGGGATGCTGACCAGCACGTCGCCGGTCGTGAGCGGCGGCGGCGATCCGAGGTTGGTCGTGCTGACGTTCGGCTGGATCAGGTCTAGCGATCCGCCGGACATCCCGATATAGCCGCCAAGCGTGTTCTTGAGGCGCACGGTCGCCATGACGGCGCGCTTGATCTTGCCTTGCGCGGTGCCGACGTCCGCCCCGCCCTCGACGTCCATCGTCACGAGATTTGCCGGGCAGGCGAGCCCGACCTGCACCGTGCTACCCGGATACGCGAGCGCGATCTGCCCACCGGAGACGACGCAGTCGGGATGGCCGCCGCCGTCACGCAGGACGCTGACCGTCTCGCCATTCAGGTATCCGAGTCCCGTGATCGTGGTCGTCGCCACGCCGCTATAGACCGCGGACATGTCGAGATAGCATGCCGAGGTCTGCGCGTCGCCGGTCTCCAGGTCCTTTTCCATGTACTCGACCGAGCGCACCGTCGTGCCGCCGATCGTGCGATTGACTATTGCCCACACCTCGTCGCGGGTGCCGTCTGGCGCCGGGATGACCGACACGCACTCGCAGACCGCGGCCCCAGCGAGCGACGGGCCGAGCGGATGCTCGTGCCAGCCTGTCACGTTGTCCGGCCGGTCGAACGTATAGCCGATCAGGATGCCGTCGGAGCGGACCGCCCACAGGCACTCGTACGGTTCCTGGTGCCATGCAATGTCGATGATCCCGGAGGCGACCGTGTAGCCGGCGATGTGATTGGCGAGGCGCGTCTGATTGGTAGAGTCGTAGCGGTCGAGGTAGAAGTTATAGTCCTGCGCCATCACCTTCTTGCCGGAGGCCTGCACGTAGAAGTTAGATGTCCCGATGAGCTCCGCGCGGATCTGGCGGCTTCGCCACTTGCTCTGCCTGACGACCTGCACATTGTCCGGGGCAAGCGGCGAGGTATAGGTGATCGGCGAGAGACCGAACTCGCCGCCCTTCGTCCCCATCAGCAGGATGTTGGCCGGGCTTAGCCAGGTGATCGCGTCGACCTCCTGCGCCGCGATGATGCCGCTTACCGCGCACGCAGCCGTCACCTGCCCGTAGAGGTCTTCAGTGTGGCTCAGGTACTGCCCGGGAGCGCTGCCCCACCAGTTGATGCCGCCGGCCCAGAACAGCCGGTCGTCGTAGAACGCGAGCGTCGTCGGGAACTGGCTGGTGAAGCCGAACGCATTCTGATTCGGCCCCCACGCGCCAAGCTCCCAGGACAGCGAGGCGTTCCTGATCGCAGTGCCGCCGGAGGTGAAGGCGCTATACCCTGTCGAGTCGACGGAGCCGAGCGTGACGTTGGTCCCGCTGATCGCCGTGATGATGTACATCTGCTCGGAAATCTGCGTCATGCCGCCGACGCCCGTCAGGTAGACGGGATCTCCGATCGCCCAGCCTGTGGCAGAGGTGACGGTGACGACGCAGGGGTTCGCCTGCGTGATGGCGGTAATCGTCGTGGCCGTGCCGATGACCGAGGATGGGAAGTTGTAGTTTTGCGCGCCAGCAGTTCCGCTGACGCCGCCGACCTGCGCCGTCACGGTGACGGTGACGGTCGTGCTGTTCGTGTAGCCGGTTACCTGGCCGATCCCATACCCGGAATCGACGTACAGCCACTGCGCGCCGCCCTTGCCGTCCCACTGCACGCCGTAGGTCTGCACGGGAGGCGCCGTGCCGCTAGTGCCTGCCGTTATGCACAGGTAGGTGTTCCCGTTGTAGCGCGCGTAGGTTCCGAGCGTGTAGGCGACATTAGTCGTCCACGGCGGGATGTTGAAGGTCTGCGCGTCGATGCGGATCAGGCGGCCGGGAGTTCCCGTGCCGGAGTAGCCAGCGGCGTCCGACGGGTCGAACATGCTGGCCGTCGACTTGACCGTGTATTGCGTGTTTGAGCCTGCGACCTTGGTCGCATAGAGCGCCGGGCTGTTCGCCGAGTTGCCCTCGTTGAACGGGCCGTCCGGCGGGCTGTAGTAGGCGAGTACCCACTTCGTCGCGCCGTACCGCGTCAGGGTCATCGGCCACCAAGACCCGCAGGCGATGTACAGGACATCGCCGGACTGCTCGATGTGCAGCCCGCAGGTGCCGTCCGAGTTCGTCAGCATCCCGGACGTGTAGGGCGAAGGGATCTCGTAGGCGCCGCTCGGCAGCGGATACCAGTAGGTGGCATTCGGAGGCGTGTTGCCTACAGTCGTCGCGATACAGACGTACGTCACGCCGATCGGGGACGGGTACAGGACATACTGCCCTGGCGTGTACGTCACCGCATTGTTATAGGTCGGTGGGCTTGACGCCTGCACCTGCCCGTGATTCGAATAGAACCGGATGTACCCGACGCCGAACTCGATCTGATAGGACTGCGACTGCGAGAAAATAAATTTCCTGAGCCACGTCCGCTGCGTCGAGTCCTTGACTGCCGTGACGTAGCGGAACCCGGGCCGGCGCCTGCCTGGACCCTGCACGCGCGGGATGAAGTTCTGCAGCGTGTCGCAGCCGACGCCGTATTTCTCGTTGTCGACGCGGCCGGCAAGGTCCGGGCTGAGCTCGCCCGCATTGAAGTTCGATAGCGCGGGCGCGTTCTTGCCCATGTCAGAAATTTACGATGGCGTTCGACCCGGCGCCTGCCATGCGGACCGAAACCCACGTATCGTCAGCCGGGAACGACGGCGTCGACTCAAGCGCATTCGCGCGCAACGCCTCGCGGATGGCGTCCTTGTAGAACGCCATCGCCTGCTTCTGGCCTTCGAGAGAACTCGTGATCCTGAAGCAGCAGACGAACGCGAGCTTCGCGGCGAAGGCCTTGGCGAAGGCTGCGTCAAAAAGCCCCGGGTCAGTGATTTGCTGAACGAACCTGACCGAGAGGGGTGCGGGGAGATTGGAGAGGATCAGGTTACCCTCGACGGAATAGTCGTCCGTCGTCGGGCCGGAGCGAAAATCGGAAACGTCCGCGGCGGGCCAGCTGTCGCCTACCGTGACGACGCGCAGGCACTGGGCGGGCAGCGCGTACTGGGATGTGTACGGACCCGACGCCGGTGCCGTGCTCAGTACGGGGAGCGCCGCTCTGGCAAGCGAAAACTTCCAGATGTGCGTGCGCAGTTCCGCATCGCGCTCAGTGTTCCAGACGGCGTTGAACGCGCGCGCCTGGTTGCTGTTGTCCGTAATGGACGTGATCGGCGCGGCGCCGAGCATGATCGCGGCGTCATTCGCGATGTCGACCTGCGACGCCATCAGGCCCCCTTACGGAACGAGCGTGCTCGGGATCGTCTCGACGATGGCCTTGCTCGCGACGCTGGCCGTAGCCGTCAGACCGCCGGCCGAGTTGATCCAGCCGAGCGGCCACCAGGTATCGGACGTGGTGGAGCCCGTAAAGACGTATGACGCCGCGGACCCGGTGTGGTCGCGAAAGCCGACCAGCGTCACCGTGACCGCCGTTCCGTTCTGCGCGATCTTGAGGCCGTTCAGGATCGTGTCGTTCGCGACGCCGGACGACCCAGGCACGCCCTTCGAGAAGCTGACGGTCCCGGTCGTCCCGAGGATCGTCGGCGTGCCCGGGGGCGTGTTGGTGTAGCCGGCCATTACTGGTTCAGGGCGGTGTCGCGGATCAGGTATTCCTCGAGGATGCGGATCAGCGCCTGCACCTCGCCGCGCTTGATCGCGCGGGTTCCGCCACCGTCCGTGACCGTGCTCGTCGTCTGGTCGATCCTGATCTCCACGCCCGCGCCGGTGGGTGCGGCCGTCCCGGCGGTCACGGTTTCAAGCGTGCCGCCGGGGAGGATCTGGTAGCTAATGGCTGCCATGATTCACCTTCAGGTGATGTAGGCGAACTTGACTGCCATCTTGCCGCCGGCCGAGCCCGCGGTCGTCGCCGTGATGACCACGTCGTACAGCAGGTTCGGATCGGCCGAAAGACCGAGCAGTTCCCACACCCGCAGCGTCACGTTGGCGACCAGCTGCGAGCCGTTCAGGATCGAAGGGAAGTACAGCGAGGTCCAGACGTTCCTCGCCGACGCCATCGAGACGGCTGAGAAGAAAATCTGGTCCGAGTAGGTCACCGGCACCGCACCGCCGTTGATGCCGATCACGCCGCACTTGTAGGACGTGCCCGACGTGTTCGCGTCGTTCATCACCTCGACGTCGCCGATGCGCGCGTTCGACGGAACGCGGCAGAAGCGATAGGTCGAGCCGGCGGAGTCCGATGCGCCAGCCGTGCAGACGTCCACGCACTCGCGGTAGATACCGCCCGCGATGTACGGGTTGTTGAGGACCGGCGGAGTCAACAGGTCGTTGGCGATCTGGGTCGAATTGACGTTTACAACTGCCATGTTTGCTTACCCCTTACCGAGCCCAGACCTTGACGACGCGCTTCTCTTCGAGGCGAGTCGCGCCGGCGGTCATGTACACGTACGCCTGCCACGGGAGGCCCTGGAGGTCCTTGCGCTGCGACACGTCGGTCGAGATGTCGTTCCACAGACCGAGGTGCATGCCGTCCTTCTGCCACACGTAGCAAGGCGTCGAAGTTCCGGACTGGTCGTCAGTGCCGGTGCCGAGGCGCTCGCTGTGGATGAAGTTGATCCCGAGGAACCGCGTGACGCGGCCTTCCTTCAGGACCGGCATGTCGCTGTTGAAGTCGCTCGAGATGACCTGCGCCTCGGCCAGCAGGTTGTCCAGCTGCTTGGCGCCCATGACGCAGAACACGTCGGTCGGCTCCTCATTGTCCGGGATGGCCTCGTTCGACCGCAGGATGTAGATCGCCTGGCGGAGCTTCGCGACCGTCATGCCGGTCGGGGCCGAGGCGCCCTGCTGGACGCTGACGACCTGAGACGACGGGAAGGTAATCGAGTTCGACCCGGTCTCGCCGGTCTTGGCGGTGCCGCCGAGCGCCGTGATGATGAGGTCGTCGATCTGGCGGTTCGCAGCGAAGTGCGCGTTCTGCACGAACTTCGACTTCGGGTCGATCAGCAGCCGGAGCGCGTCGAAC